TACACAATATTATTTTTGCTTCCCCAAGTAAGTCGCGCATTCGCAACCTCCAGTCCATCGGACGTGTCCTCAGGAAAGGCGAAGGAAAAGATATAGCAACCTTATACGATATAGCTGATGACATTGGTGGTCAGAACTATACCCTTAGACATTTGAATGAAAGAGTTAACATTTACAATGAAGAGAATTTTAAGTATGAGGTTATAAGAGTAAACCTTAAAGCTGGATAATATGGAAGAAGAATTCTATGCAACAGTAAAATTACTATCAGGTGAAGAGTTAGTATCAAAAGTTTGTTATCTTCCAGACGAAGACAAATTAATACTAGATAGACCTTTAATAGTTGAAATTTCTAAACAAAAAAAAGGTAACGTAGAAGTAACAGGATTTGCTTTAAAGGAATGGATTTCTGCTACCTTTGATAATATGTTTGTTATAAAAAAAGATCATGTATTAACTATAATTGAAGTTGAAGGAGACATTGTTGAGTTCTACGAAAAAACCCTCACCAAATTAGAGACAGGAAAATCTCTAGCAGGAAGAGGGAATAAACTACCTAGGACATCAGGATACCTAGGTTCGATAAGAGAAATGAAAAAATCTTTAGAAGATATTTATAAGAAGAGTTAAAAGCTACTACTTCTCTTGAACCCTGACAGAGTTATCCTACTCAGGTTCTAAGGATTTGTCAACCCCCTTTGACAGATCACTAACAGAGTGGTATACTTAATACATGATTATGTAAGACAAACCGTGGCATACACAGTAATGGCAAAAAGAAAGCAAACAGAATACTATGTGAACAACAAGGAATTCCTTGCTGCCATCACTGAATATAGAGAAAAAGTACACAGAGCAAAAGAACGAGATGAACCACGACCCCGTGTTACAAATTACCTAGGAGAGTGTTTCCTAAAGATTGCTACACACCTATCTTATAAACCAAACTTTGTCAACTACATGTTCCGTGAAGACATGATCTGTGATGGTATTGAGAACTGCCTGCAGTATATTGACAACTTTGATCCAGAGAAATCAAAGAACCCGTTTGCTTACTTTACTCAAATCATTTACTACGCTTTCTTACGCCGAATTCAGAAAGAGAAAAAGCAACTAGAGATCAAAGGCAAGATCCTAGAGAGATCAGGTTATGATGAGGTTATGCATACTGACACCTATGATGGTACAATGTCTGGTATGAACGCTTCTTACTCTGACATGGGTAGTATCAAAGAAAACATTGAGACAAGAATGAACCGATGAATTATGAATGGTATGAAACACCCTATGGAAAATTCCGTATTGAGAAAAAACGCTTTGGAACGTGGGCTAGCTTTGGTGAGGATGGCAAGGGAATCGTCACAGGCGGTACGAGGGAATCTGTCATGGTCGGAACGCCATTCCACTTGGAAGGCGTCGCTACTAACTGGGCAAACTGTACTACATCCCAGTCATATTCAGGAACCGTTGGAGGTAAACTTTAACAACTATGACTGAGATGGATGTTTCAGTTGAACCATTATTTTCAACTCCGCTTGCAAGATTTGAAACAAAAAATTTTGTTAATACTTTTGTTAATTTAGATTTAAATAAAAAAACTGATGATCAATGGTACCAAAATCCAAAACAATATAATGTTTGGAATCATAAATCTCATGACATCTTAGCAGAAGATGGATTTGAAGAACTCTCCAATTTAGTTCATCAAGCTGTAGAAGAATACTTCTATAATATTCTTCGCTTTAGTAGAGACATTAGACCTGTTAGGACTAGTTCTTGGTTAACTATTGGAGATCATGGTTCAGTCACTGCTGAACATCTACACATCAATTCCCTTTACAGTGGTGTTATCTATTTAAAATCTATTCCTGGTTCTGGAGATTTATATTTTGTTGCTAGCGATAATGGCAACTACAGCACTACAACTATCAAACCAATACCAGTGGACTTTAATATTTTTAATTCTTCTATCCACACGGTAAAACCAAATAGCGGAGACATATTTGTTTTTCCAAGTCACCTTGTACACGGTGTTACAGAAAATATATCTAGAGAACCTAGGTGTGCTCTAGCATTCAATTATTTTGTTGAAGGTCTAGTTTCTGATGTTCACACTAATTATTTGTATTTGAATCATGAAAATCGCACTAATCACTGATCAACACCTTGATGGACGCAAAGGTTCTTTATCGTTTTGGAACTACTGGCAACAATTCTATGACAATATCTTTTTCCCAACTCTTGAAAAAGAAGGTATCGATACCGTCATTGATCTTGGTGACACATTTGATAATAGAAAGTCTATGGACTTCAATACCTATCATCGTATTCGTGAAAACTACTTCGAGAAATTATCAAAGTATAAAGTTCACATGTTGCTTGGTAATCATTGCATTTACTACAAGAACACTAACCGCATCAACTCACCAGAACTTCTACTAGAGAAGTATGACAACATCACAATTTATTCTGAACCAAAGGAAGTTACCTTAGGCAGTAAAATATTTCTTATGCTCCCTTGGATTAACAAGGAGAATCAAGAAGATGTTTTCAATAGATTAAAAACAAGCGAAGCAGATAACTGCTGTGGTCACTTAGAACTATCTGGATTTGAAGTGACACCAGGAATGAAAATGGATCATGGTATGGATCCTAACCTCTTCCATAGATTCAAACGTGTGTGGTCTGGACATTTCCATCACAAATCTAAGAAAGGTAATATCCAGTATCTAGGCAACCCTTATCAGATGTTCTGGAATGATTATAAAGACACTCGCGGATTCCATATCTACGATACTGAAAGTGATAAACTTAAGTTTGTCAGAAATCCCTACGAGATCTTCGACAAGATCTTTTATGACGACACCAGTGTGGACTACAACAAACAAGATGTGTCTAGCTATAAAGACAAGTTTATCAAAATAGTTATTGAAGAGAAACGAGACTACCAAATGTTTGAAACATTGGTTGATCGTCTCTACAATGTAGGAGTCCATGATGTAAAAATTGCAGAGACACTAGTAGATATAGAAGATCAAGCAGACCTAGAAATTGCTGCAAAAGATACACTTACACTATTAAATGAGTACATTGATGAGGTAGAGATGTCCGTAGATAAATCTGATCTTAAGGGTCTAATGAGATCTCTATATATTGAAAGTTGCAACGTCGTTTAAAATGTTTATTGTAACCCTGGAAGATCACCCAGATGGTGTATACTCTGTTTTCGATGAAACTGAGGACAGGGTTATTCCTATTTTTGAAGAAGAAGACGACGCAGACAGATACCTTATGATGCTATCGAATGATGAAGATTACCCACCAATGCAAATTGTGGAGGTTGACGACCATGTTATAATGACAGCATGTCACGAAAGAGGACACAAGTTCTCTATCATTACCCCTGACGATTTTTTGATCCCCCCTGACGATTCCGAAGAATGATTATTTTTAAAAAAATTAGGTGGCGCAATTTCCTTTCAACAGGGAATACCTTTAGTGAAGTTAATTTACAAGCATCTAAAACAAATTTAATCGTTGGGAGCAACGGAGCAGGTAAGAGCACCATTTTGGATGCTCTTACTTTTTCGCTGTTTGGAAAACCTTTTCGTAAGATTAATAAACCAATGCTGGTTAACAGCATCAATGAAAAAGATTGTGAAACAGAAATTGAATTTTCCATCGGACGCAAAGAGTATAAAGTCAGTCGTGGTATCAAACCAAACAAGTTTGAAATTACTTGTGATGGTCAGTTGTGGAATCAAGAAAGCACACTAGTAGAACAACAGAAGAACTTTGAGAATAATGTTCTCAAGATGAATTACAAATCGTTTACACAAATTGTAGTCTTAGGTTCTTCTACGTTTGTTCCATTCATGCGTCTGCCTCTGGCACAGCGTCGTGAAATTATTGAGGACATCCTTGACATTCAAGTATTTTCTACAATGAATGTTTTGTTGAGAGATAAAGTCAGGGATAACAATGACGAAGTTAAAAAAATTGATTATGATATTCACCTTCTAGAAGAAAAGATCGATCTTCAGAAGAAATATATGTTAGACTTACAGAAGAAAACACAAGAAGAAATTACTAGAAAAGAAAATAAAATTTCTGAATTGTTGGAAAATGAAAACGAATATCATAATGAGGTTGCGCGTTTAACTTCTGAAGTTGAAAAACATTCTGAAGAAATGAAAGAGGTGTCTAACAGCAGAGCAAAACTAAAGAAGTTAAACACTTTTCTTTTAAAAATACAATCTAAATTAAAAACATGTCAGAAAGAACATGATTTCTTTGCTGACAATCATGTCTGTCCTACCTGTACTCAGGAGTTGGATGAAGATTTTAGACAGGAAAAAATACAGGAAGGTGTTGCCGAGTTGAATAAAATGGATACGGGAGTATCAGATCTTCTTTTAGAGATTGAAAAAGAAGAAGAACGTGAGCATGACTTTACTAAATTATCGGATCAGGTCATGCAGTTGAATGCATCGATCAGTCAGTCTAACTTTCAAATCACTTCTATCAAGAAAATTATTTCTGATATCGAAGGGGAGATTAAAGAACTGGAAAGTAGCAACCCAGACAAGAAAGCGGAGTTCGTTAAACTCGAAGGTCTTGTAAAGAATAAAAAAGAACTGAATGCTACACAAGCAGAAAACAAAAAAGATCGTGACACTTTGTTAGTAGCATCGCAGTTACTGAAAGATAATGGAATCAAGACACGTATTATTAAAACGTATCTTCCCACCATGAATCAGATGATTAATCAGTATTTGCAGAGTATGGACTTTTATGTCAACTTTACACTAAACGAGAACTTTGAGGAGATAATTAAGTCTAGGTATAGGGATGTGTTTTCTTATGATTCATTTAGTGAAGGAGAGAAAGCTAGAATTGATATTGCTTTGTTGCTTACTTGGCGTTCTATTGCTAAGCTCAAGAATTCTGTGGATACTAACCTATTGATTCTAGATGAGATCTTTGATAGTTCACTTGATAATCAAGGTGGTTCCGATCTTGGTTGGATCTTACGTAACTTTGATGATAATTCAAATGTGTATGTTATCAGTCATAAAGAACAACTAGAGGGTAAGTTTGAAAGAACACTCACTGCGGTTAAAGAAAAGAACTTCTCTGTGATCCGAGAGACAGTTTCTGAACTGGACTAGGGGTGCTCTGCACCCCCTTTTTTGTGTATATAATAATGGCATCAACGCAAGAGACGCCATGAACCAGGAAATCAAAGGTAACCTCGCCCGATTGCTCGCTACCGAAAATCTGATTGTAGAGCACCGTAAAGTCTCTACAGCATCCTTTGATGTAGAACGTCGTGTGTTGACCCTCCCTAACTGGGACAAGGCATCTAGCACCGTATACGATATGCTGGTGGGTCATGAAGTAGGACATGCTCTCTTTACTCCTAATGATGACTGGTGGAAAGTTGCTGACTGTCCTAAAGACTTTGTTAACGTTATTGAGGATGCACGTATTGAGAAATTGATGAAGAGAAAGTATCCTGGTCTACGTAAGTCTTTTGCTGGTGGTTACAAAGAACTAAATGATAAAGACTTTTTTGGTGTTGAGGGTGAAGACTTCAACACCTTCAGTTTAATTGATCGCATCAATCTGCATTTTAAGATTGGTGCTAGTGCTATGATTCCTTTTTCTATTGAAGAGAAACTGTTTGTTGCTCGCACTGATATAGCAGAGACTTTTGAAGAAGTTTTACAGATTGCTGTTGATGTATATAAATTCAGCAACAAAACTGAAACGCCTATGACTCACGAGGAGATGCTTGAAACAGCACAGCAGCGTGAAAGTGAAAACAACGATGGCGAACAATCTGAGCAGCAGCAATCAAAACCCCAGAGCGAAAAGAAAAGTGGTGAGGGAGATGAAGGTGAAGATGATGAAGGTGACTTTACTTCCAATGCTGGCGAAACTTCAGAAACTCAACGTGCCTTCAATGATTCTTCTGAGAAATTGACTGATCGTTACTCTAGCAATCCTGTTTACGTTGAGATTCCTGACAGTGTGGATCTCCCTACCTACGTTGCGGATTGGACAGAAGTGCATGACTGGATCGATGAGTACCGCAGCAATTTTCTTAACAATGATGACGGAATTGACCGTTCAGAACATTACGATGATGTAGATAAATCTTATATAAAGTTTCGTAAAGAATCTCAGAAGGAGGTTAACTATCTTGTTAAGGAATTTGAATGTCGTAAGTCTGCTGACGCTTATGCTCGTGCTAGTCAATCTAAGACTGGTGTTCTTGATACTGCTAAGTTACACACTTACAAGTACAATGAAGACCTCTTCAAAAAAGTAACTGTTGTCCCTGACGGTAAGAATCATGGTCTACTATTTCTTCTTGATTGGTCTGGTTCCATGGGCAATGAAATCTTTGCTACTGTAAAACAAGTTTTAAACCTCACTGCATTCTGTAAGAAAGTACAGATTCCTTTTGAGGTGTATGCTTTTACCAATGAGTGGTATGCTGTTCGTCGTGCCAAAGAAGGCAAGGATGAACATATCTCTAATGATGAATACTTTGCTAGTAAGAACTGTCAAGAAGGAAAGATATTTCTTCAGAAAGATTTTTTCCACCTGATGAATTTTGTTTCATCTCGTTCTAACTCTAGGGATTACGAACGCATGTGTCTAAATCTTTATCGTGAGGCATATGGTTACAATCATTACATTGCATATCCAACCACGTTTGGTGTTGGTCTTTCTGGAACTCCTTTGAATGAAGGTATTGTCATGCTCAACTACATTATTCCAGAATTCAAAAAGAATAATGATTTACAGAAAGTAAATGTTTGTGTTCTTACTGATGGCGAAGCTTGCCAATCTGCATATGGTCGCAAGTATTACAATGACTACACAGATGAATTCTATGTTCGTCCAGTTCGTACTGATTACAAGACAGTTCTTCGTGACAGAAAAACTGGTCGCGTCTATTCCCACAATGATGGTTTAGGTGAGATGACTAATATTTTTATCAAACAATTGCGTGATCGTAATTCTGGTGTGAACGTTCTTGGTTTCCGTATTATGGGTGGTAGTGGTTTGTCTAGTTTTGTTGGCACTTATGCCAATCTCGCTTACTATGATAAAGTCCAAAAGCAGTGGAAGAAAGATAAGTCTGCCATCATTCCTTCTCCCAAGAGTTACACGGCTCTCTATGCAATCAAAAATACTTCAATTGATGAAGATACTGAGTTTGATGTGGAGTCTGGTGCTAAAAAGGGAGAGATCACCCGAGCATTCAAAAAAATGCTTGGCAGTAAATCTGCTAACAAAAAATTGCTTGGTTCTTTCATTGAGTATGTCGCCTGACGAACCGTCCACTCTGCCCCTGACTCTACCTCACTCTGCCCTATACTTACTTCATACGCAACAAACCAATGCCCGCTCGTTCTGATTTAACTACTTCACAACTCACTTCTTATCTGTCCGAGACTTATGGTAACGATATTAATGCTGATGCTGTGCGCTCTGCTGCAGATCACTTCCAAGTTACTTATGCTACAGCCGTCAAGCGTCTGCGTGACTTCTATGTCAAGCGTGGCACCTGGCAGTTGACTGTTGCTGAGAAACTTGAGCAACAGTATCAAGCACCTGCCGCTGTTGCTGTTACCGCTCAGGAAGAACAGAACTTGATTCCTAGCAAAGATGCTAACTATGTCCCGTTCGGTAACTTTACTGATGTAAAGAAGATTATTCAATCTGGTATATTTTATCCTACTTTTATCACTGGTTTGTCTGGTAACGGTAAAACGTTTTCTGTGGAGCAGGCATGTGCTGCTCTAAATAGGGAGATGATCCGTGTGAATATTACCATTGAAACTGACGAGGATGACCTTATTGGTGGTTTCCGTTTGGTTAACGGTGAAACTGTTTGGCATAATGGTCCTGTCATCGAAGCTCTGGAACGGGGAGCTGTGCTGCTTCTAGATGAGGTTGACCTGGCATCCAATAAGATCCTGTGTCTGCAATCTGTGCTAGAAGGTAAGGGTGTCTTCCTGAAAAAGACTGGTCGCTATGTCACTCCTGCTGCTGGTTTCAACGTAATCGCTACTGCAAATACCAAGGGTAAGGGTTCTGATGATGGACGCTTCATTGGTACCAACGTTTTGAACGAAGCATTCCTTGAACGTTTCGCCCTGACTTTCGAGCAGGAGTATCCCACACCTGCTATCGAGACTAAGATTCTGGTTCGTGTTGCTGCCTCTGTTGGCAAGCATGATGAAGAGTTCTGTAATAACCTTGCCAATTGGGCAGACATCATCCGTCGCACTTTCAAGGACGGTGGTATTGACGAGGTGATTTCTACCCGTCGTCTGGTTCATATCATGCGAGCTTATGCTATTTGGGGTGATCGCATGAAAGCAATTAAAGTTTGTGTAAATCGTTTCGATGATGAGACTAAGCAGTCGTTCATCGAATTGTATGATAAAATTGACGCTGACGTTAACACTGAGGAGGAGAACGAAGATGCCTGATATCCACAATCAAAAATTTCATGGTTATGTAAACCGTCTTGCCATTATCGACAATGGTGTTGATCACAAGACGGTTAAGATCTTGGGTGGCGAAGGTCTTAAGTTGTTTGTTAAAGACCTTGACGGCAACGTTGAAGAATGCTACCATGATAATCTACGCCTAATTTGGAACCGCTGAATGGCATTTAAATATAATGAAGATGAACTCTTAAAGGAGTTACGTGATTACATTTCTGGAACTTATGGACAACACTATTCTGCTGGTAACGACAGCATCCAAACGTTAGATCTGATTGAAGCATGTGGAGACGCTGAGGCATTCTGCCGCAGCAACATCCTGAAGTATGCTTCTCGCTACGACAAGAAAGGAACTGCTCGTCGCGACATTATTAAAATCTTACACTACGCACTATTGCTTTTGCACTTTAGTGACAAAACTGCCATTACCGAATCTTACAATCAATGAGTAAAGTTACACTATCTAAAAGAACTCTAGATGTTCTCCAAAACTTCTCGACAATCAACTCTTCAATTGTGTTCCGAAAGGGAAGCACAGTAAGAACTATCAGCAATGCAGAAAACATCCTGGCAAAATTCACTAGTGATGAAATATTCCCTGTGGACTTCGCTATCTATGACCTTAGCCAGTTCCTTAGCGGTATCTCTCTGTTTAGCGACCCTCAGCTTGAGTTTGACAACGAAAATTTTGTCAGCATTCGTGGCGGTCGTCAGTCTGCTCGCTATTTCTTTTCTGATCCAGAAATTACGCTCAAAAGCGCACCAGAAAAAAATGTAAACTTTCCTGGTTCTGATGTTCAATTTAATTTGGTTGGTGATGATCTGGTTGCATTGCGGAAAGCATCTGCTGTCTACAATCTTCCCGATCTTACTTTTCAATCAGAAGAAGGAGTAAACAATATCAAACTTATTCTTAGGGATAAAGAAAATGATACCAGCAATACTTACGAGCAATCAATTTCTGGTAGTTGCACTGGGTCTTATTCTCTTGATCTTAAGATTGAGAATATACGTCTTCTTCCTGGTAATTATACTGTCAAAGTATCTAAGCATCTTATTTCAGAATGGACAAATACTGACCTAGACCTGACTTATTACATTGCTTTGGAACCTTGAAGCACATTCTCTTTACCTTAAAGGGGTGTACAAAAGATCTCCTCAATGATGAGGAGTATGTCAGAGATGTAATTTATTCGACATCTCGTAAGTGCAAGTCAACATTACTTGCACTTCATTCCCATAAGTTCGATCCTCAGGGTGTGACTTGTGTGGCAATGCTTGCTGAGTCTCATATCAGCATTCATACTTGGCCTGAGAAAGGCATGGCGGTGTGTGATATTTTCACATGCGGTGAGCATACTAAACCCAAAAAGGGTGTAGAGTATATGCAAATGATGTTCAGTGCCCAGGACATCATATCTAAATCATTTACCAGACCACTTGAATGAGTAAAGAATTTCTGTGGGTGGAGAAATACCGCCCCAATATTGTTGAGGATTGCATCCTTCCTGACAGCACCCGTAAAGTGTTCCAGGGTTTTGTTAACCAGGGAGAACTCCCTAATCTTCTTCTTACAGGCACTGCGGGTGTTGGCAAGACTACCATTGCCAGAGCTATGTGTGAGGAGATTGGTGCCTCTTACATCGTGATCAATGGATCAGATGAAGGACGCTTCCTAGACACCGTGAGGAACCGTGTGAGGCAGTTTGCAACTACGGTCTCTCTGACCTCTGGAGCGTCCCACAAGGTCGTTATCATTGATGAGGCAGACAACACCACTAACGACGTGCAACTGTCCCTGAGGACTGCTGTAGAGGAGTTCCATGGCAACTGTCGTTTCATCTTCACCTGCAACTTCATTAACAAGATTATCGAACCGCTGCACTCTCGCTGCACGGTCGTTGACTTTAGGATTAAACCAGAACAAGCAGTTCAGTTGCAAGGCGAGTTCTTTACTCGTTTGAAAACTATTTTGAACCATGAGCAAGTCCAGTATGAGGATAAGGTCCTTGCTAAACTTGTTAAGCGTTACTATCCTGATTGGAGGCGTCTTATTAATGAGTGTCAACGCTATGCTGCCACTGGTTCAATTACGTCTGCTATCCTTGTGGATGTTGCTGATGTCAACCTTGATACTCTGCTTGCGTCCCTCAAAAAGAAAGAGTTTACTAATGTAAAAACTTGGGTTGTTCAGCACATGGATAATGACCCTAGCATGGTGATGCGTAAGATCTATGACAGCATTTACAACGTTTTAAAACCTGCTTCTATTCCAGAGGCGGTGCTTATCATTGCCAAGTATATGAAAGACATTACTATTGTTCCTGATCAGGAGGTTAACTTACTTGCATGTCTTACAGAAATCATGATGAGTTGCGAGTTCAAGTGATAAAGACTACTCCACAAAATGTAGAAGAAGCAAATGAATCATTGTTTCGTGCTACAATGAACCTACCTGCTGCAGCTGCCCATTGTGGTATGACGCACAAAGAAATGAAGTTAACCTTTTGGGAATACCTTAAATATCATGCCCCAGACTTTGAAATCCCTGAAAACACCTTTACGCTACCCAGGCGGTAAGAGCCGTGCTCTGAGTAAACTGTTTCAATATTTTCCTGATCTAAAAGATTACAGTGAATATCGTGAACCTTTCGTAGGTGGTGGATCTGTCGCACTTGAGATTACTAAACGTTATCCTAAAATTGATATCTGGGTAAATGATCTCTACGAACCTCTCTACAATTTTTGGAGAGAACTACAGGATAATGGTAATGAAATTAAGAACATCTTACTCCAACTTAAACAAAGGCACCCTGACTCCAGTTCCGCCAAATCTCTTTTTTTGGATGCGAAGGAATATCTTGCGAAAGATACCTCTGAGACTGAAAATTTACATCGCGCTGTTTCTTTCTATGTCGTTAATAAGTGTAGTTTCTCAGGTCTCACAGAATCTAGCTCCTTCTCCAAACAAGCAAGTGAATCTAATTTTTCCCTCGCAGGTATTGAAAGATTAAGTGAGTATCAGAAATTAATTTCTAAATGGAAGATTACCAATCTTCGTTATCAAGAACTCTTTACTGACAATAAAGACATCTTTACTTATCTAGATCCTCCTTATGAGATTGGTTCTAATCTCTATGGTAAGAGAGGCAACATGCATAAGGGATTTGACCATGATGGGTTCGCTGCCATATGTGATCGCTTTATCGGTCATCAACTTGTGTCATATAATTCAACGCAACTGATCCGAGACCGCTTCAAGCAAGGGTGGACAGCTGCTGAATTTGCACACACTTACACCATGAGGAGCGTGGGGAGTTATAATACAGATCAAGCGTCTCGCAAGGAACTGGTCCTTTTTAATTATGAAGTGTGAAGTCACCCTTTTCAAAGCAGGCACCGTCTTCAAGGAAGAGGTGATTGCTACAGACTACCAGGATGCTCGTAAGGTTGCTATCGCACGTAACCCTGGTGCAACAATTGTTTCCGTTACCGCTGTATTTAAATAATGTATCAACTAAAGGATTACCTGTACTCAATCAATCAATCTAAGAAAAGTATTCTTGATGGTGATACTGATGCTGAGCGAGGTTATCCTCCTTATATTGTTAACAGGTGTCTCAGTTCTTTTACGGATACTATCTTGTATGCCAATGAGATGAACAAGTATCCTGATCTTCCTAAGAAGATGCAATATGATTTTTTAATAAATAGTGTCAAACCAAGGAAAAGATTTTCTCCCTGGGCACGTAAAGATTCTATTGATTATCTTGAAGTAGTTAAAGAGTATTATGGTTATAATGACGATAAAGCACTCCAAGCACTCAGGATTCTCACGAAGGATCAACTAGATCATATTACAAAAGCATTGAATAAAGGTGGAAAAACATGAGTGTTGAAACTGAAGTCCAGTGGAAGCAAACTGACATGGTGGAAGTTGTCCTTGGTGAACCAGATGATTTCTTGAAAGTAAGGGAAACCCTAACACGTATTGGGGTAGCATCTCGTAAAGAAAAAAAGATTTATCAGTCTTGTCACATTCTACACAAGCAAGGTAAGTATTATATTGTTCACTTCAAAGAGCTGTTCGCTCTGGATGGCAAGAATACTAATCTTTCTCTGAATGATGTTCAACGTAGAAATAGAATTATTCAACTTCTTTCTGACTGGGGATTGATTGCGGTTGTTGATGCTTCAAAAATTGAAGACCTCGCACCGCTTAATCAAATTAAGGTTCTTTCATTCAAAGAAAAAAATGATTGGACGCTTGAGAGCAAATATAATATTGGACGAAAGAAGACTTCGGTTGAGTAAACCGTAAACTTTAATACGGGTTTCTCTTATTAAATTTTTAGCATAAAACGTTAAATAAAAATGTGATGCCTAACGGGTCACATGTAAACGTCGCTTATTAAAGGACATGAATAATATTACGTGGGAAACTTATACCCCTTACTCAATCGGATTCAATGAAACATTCAGTAGACTTGAAGCTCTTGCAGGTGGTGGATCAAACTACCCTCCATACAACGTGGTTGACGGAGAAGATGGCAGAACCATACTTGAAGTTGCTTTGGCAGGATTTTCAAATGGAGATATTGAAGTCGCAACTGAACGAAATGTTTTGACAGTATCCGCTAAGAAAGCACCAGCAGATAAAGAACGTAAATATTCACATAAAGGAATTTCTTACAGAACATTTGCTCGCAACTGGCAGATGGCAGATGATGTAGAAGTAGAAGATGTAAAATTTGAAAATGGACTATTGACTATTATTCTGAGAAAAGAATTACCAGAGAAACAGAGACGAAAACAATGGTTCTAAATAAAAATGACGGGCACTTGACGGTGCCCTTTTTTGATGGTAAACTATTAGCAAACTCGTTATAACAATGGCAGTATCAATCGTTACATTAAAAACGGGTGATCGAGTTATCACAGAACTAAAAGAAATCTTTGATGGTGAGGGGGGAGACAAAAAAGGTGTCTGCCTTCTGATGGAAGATCCTTATGTTTTAAACCTTGATAGCGGAACACCCCAATTTCTCACAGAACAACATGGTATGGAATACCAAGTTAGGTTTAGTAAATGGAATCCATACACTCCAGACTGGCAATTTAAAATGCCATATGATTGTATTATGACAATCAGTAATCCAGAACCTGGATTACAAAAAGCGTATGAACAAAAAATCTCAGAAAAAAAGGAGTTAGAAGAAGACAATGACTAGAGTGAATCATCCAATTCGTGTTGTAACACTTACAACCGCAGAAAGAGTTTTGTGCCTGTTTACTGATGTCCGTGATGAAAACAATGACGCTCAAGTAATTGGATATAAAATGGCAGAACCATATACTCTCACTCTTGGTGAAGCAGATGAGTCTGGTAATTTTCCAGTGAAGTATAATCGATGGTGCATGTACAGTCCAGAGAGGGAGTTTATGCTTTCTGGAAATCATATTATTGCAGTGTCTGTTCCTGATGAAAACATTGTTGAGCAATATGCAACTCAACTAGAAGCGTCAGGTATTTCAAAAGATCAAATTTTTATTGAGGAGGATAATGGAGATAACAGCGAACCTACTGAAACTAGCAAGTGATTGGATCATTGCTCAGGTAGAACCAGCTGAGGGGGACACTATAGCAGGTGACCCTGATGTCTGGATTGTCGAACCTTATGTGTTAGACTGTGAAGGTCAGATTCAACCATGGGCACCACATGCATCTGAACGTGAGTTCAACGTGAGGTCTTCGGACATCACTGTTGTGACAAATCCTAGCAAGCAACTGCTTGCTCGTTATATTGAATGTCTTGAATGAAGTTTTACACTAGTGTTGAGCAAGCAGGTAACCGCCTGCTTGTACGTGGTTATGAGAACGGCAATCGCTACAGCGTGAGGGTTCCCTTCAATCCCACGATGTACTTGCCTACAAAGAATTATTCTGAGTGGAGAACACTAGAAGGAGACTGTGTAGAACCACATAAGTTTGGATCTATCACAGAAGCAAGAGAGTTTGTAAAACGATATAAAGAAGTAGATGACTTTGAAGTCTATGGGAACTCTAGGTTCTTGTATCAATACATAGCGGAGCAGCACCCAGAAGAGGAGCTTAAGTTTGATGCCAGTAAGATCCGTGTTTTTACAATTGACATCGAAACTGCAGCAGAAAACGGTTTTCCTGATATTGAAAGTGCCGATCAGGAGATTCTCGCCATCTCCATTAAGGATAGCTTCTCTGGTAGAATTATTGTGTTTGGTGCCCGTGCATTCAATAATCAAGATCCCATGGTAGATTACATGCACTTCAGGTCTGAGGAGACTATGATGGGTGCATTCCTTAACTACTGGCAAGAAAATTACCCTGATGTGGTTACAGGTTGGAACTGTCAACTGTTCGATATGCCATACATCCATAACCGTGTCAATCGTATTATGGGTGAGAAATTTGTGAAGTTGTTGTCGCCTTGGAAACTTGTGTCTCAACGCGAGATCTTTATTAAAGGTCGTAAACAACAAGCTATTGACATGCTTGGTATTTCTCAGTTAGACTATCTTGAATTATATAAGAAATTTACTTATACAAACCAAGAGAGTTACCGTCTTGATCACATCTGTTCTGTTGAACTGAATGAAAAGAAATTAGATCACTCTGAGTTTGATACGTTCAAAGAGTTCTATGAGAACGACTGGCAGAAGTTTATTGAATACAACATCCATGACGTTCGCTTGGTGGACAAACTGGATGACAAGATGAAACTGATTGAACTGGCATACACTATGGCATATGACGCTAAGGTGAATTATGAAGATGTGTTTAGTCAGGTTCGCATGTGGGATAACTATATTTACTGTGAGCTCTTGAGGAGGAAGATTGCTATTCCTCCAAAGAAGGAAGCGATCAAGACCGAGAAGTATGCAGGTGCTTATGTCAAAGAACCGAAACCAGGATTCTATGATTGGGTGGTTAGTTTTGACCTTAACAGTCTGTATCCTCACCTTATTATGCAGTACAATATCTCACCCGAGACACTCCAAGATACCAGACACTCAACGGTTACCGTTGATAAGATACTTAATAAAGAAGTAGCGATCAACGGTGAGTTTGCTGTTTGTGCTAATGGAGCACAGTACACAAAAGAGAAGCATGGGTTTCTTCCTCAGATGATGAAGAAGATGTATGACAGTCGTGTTATCTTCAAGAAGAAGATGATTAAGGCAAAGCAACAGTATGAGAAGACACCTACGGTAGAACTCATGAAAGAGATTGCCCGTTGTAATAACATCCAGATGGCAAAGAAGATCTCTTTGAACTCTGCCTATGGTGCTATCGGCAACGAACACTTTAGATACTATCGTCTTGCTAATGCTGAGGCTATCACTTTGTCTGGTCAGGTTTCGATTCGTTGGATTGAAAACCGTATGAACGGATACCTAAATAAACTGCTCTCTACGGAAGGAGTGGATTATGTCATTGCATCCGACACTGACAGCATCTATCTTAACCTTGGACCTCTTGTTATTAAATTTTTTGGTGCTAAGTCTGGCGACAAAGCAGCAATTGTGGGTATACTTGACAAGATCTGCGAAGAAAAACTGGAACCTTTTATCGAGAGTTCATACCAAGAACTTGCGAACTATGTTTCGGCATACGATCAAAAAATGCAAATGAAGCGTGAGAATATCGCTGACCGTGGTATCTGGACTGCGAAGAAGCGTTACATTCTCAACGTATGGGACAGTGAGGGAGTCAGATACAAAAAACCTAAGATGAAAATTATGGGTTTGGAAACTGCTAGGTCATCGACACCAGCTTATTTTAGGGACAAATTGTATGCAGCGTTTAAAATTATTATCGGCAAAACAAATGATGAACTTATCAATTTTATCAATGATGTCAGAACAGAGACTAGAGAAAGACCCTACGAAGAAGTCGCTTTCCCAAGAGGAGTTAACAATCTGGCAAAGTATCGCCACCCAACTGAGATTTACCAGAAAGGAACACCCATTGCGGTAAGGGGTGCTCTACTTTATAATTATTATGTCAAAAAGCATAAGGTAGAGAACAAGCATCCTCTGATCCAAGAAGGTGAGAAAATCAAGTTCATGTACCTCAAGACACCCAATCCTCTTCATGAGAATGTGGTTAGTTTCTTTGGTGAGTTGCCCAAGGAGTTTGGTATCGAGAAGTATGTGGATTACCAAACACAGTTTGAGAAATCATTTCTCGAACCGCTCAAGAATGTGCTACAATGTATTGGATGGACCCACGAAAAAACCATCACAATTTCTAGTTTCTTTTCATGAGCAAGAAAATCTATGTCGTCACATGGACTAATCATCTGGTGGGGCAAGTAGGACCAGAAGACATTAAATCTTTTGAGGACTACAAAATTGCTCTTGAGTTTGTCAAACTCATGAAGCAAGAATATAATTATGTAAATTTTTATGAGGAGACAGTAGAAAAATGGGATTCTTAGATTCTGTAATTAAAGAGAGTGGAAACGAGTTTGCTGGTCTGGTTAGCGAAGGAATTGCTGCTGGCGACATTACTGATTATGTTGATACTGGCAGTTATATCTTCAACGCCTTGGTTAGTGGTTCGTTGTTTGGAGGTCTTCCTGCCAACAAAGTTACTGCCTTGGCAGGAGAATCGAGCACGGGGAAGACTTTTTTTGCTCTCAGCGTCGTTCGTAATTTCCTTGCTGCTAATCCTACAGGTGGCGTCATTTATTTTGAGACTGAATCCGCCATTTCCCGTGACATGATTGAGTCTCGTGGTATTGACAGTTCACGCATGGTTCTATTTCCTGTTGCTACGATTGAGGAATTTAGGACTCAAGCATGTAGAATCCTTGACAAGTATATGAAGGAACCTAAGGATGAGCGTGTGCCCATGATGTTTGTGCTAGACTCTCTTGGTATGCTTTCAACTAACAAGGAGATGGAAGACGTTGCTAACGATAAGCAGGTCAGGGACATGACTAAGAGTCAGTTAATCAAGGGTGCCTTTCGTGTGCTCACACTTAAACTGGGTCAGGCAGGTGTTCCTATGATTGTGACTAACCATACATATGATGTTATCGGTTCTTATGTTCCGATGAAAGAAATGGGTGGTGGCACGGGACTTAAGTATGCTGCATCTACTATCATCTATCTTAGTAAATCCAAGGAGCGTGATAGTAAGAAAGAAGTTATCGGCAACATTATCAAGTGTGAGGCAAAAAAATCTCGTCTAACTGTGGAAGGTAGTAAAGTTGCAACACGTCTATTTTTTGACGAACGGGGACTTGACAAGTATTACGGATTATTGGAGTTGGGTATCGAGTACGGAGTCTTCGGGAAGAACGGTAATCGGGTTCTTATTGGGGAATCTTCCGTTTATCCTTCTGCTGTACTTGCTGATCCCGAAAAATATTTTACGGGAGAAGTAATGGAGAGACTGGAGGAGGCAGCACAGAAAGAATTTAGTTATGGCAATTGAGCGTATTGAACAAACTATCTTGCGAAACCTCCTTTTTACTGAGGAGTATTACCGTAAGGTAGTTCCTTTTTTGAAAGCAGATTACTTCCAAGAATATCATGAAAGAATTATCTTTGAAGAGATCGCTGACTTTGCTAGCAAGTATGACAAGATACCTACTCAGGAAGTCCTCGCGATTAATTTACAAAATCGTAATGACCTTACTGACGATGCGTACAAAGATTCGGTATCGACGGTATCCAATCTCACGAACGACTGGGTTGACTACGAGTGGTTACTCGACTCTACGGAAAAGTTCTGCAAAGACAGGGCAATATACCTCGCCCTTATGCAGTCGATCAAGATTGCAGACGGAGGCGATAAGAAGATTTCGCGAGATGCGATACCCTCCATTCTCCAAGAAGCCTTGGCGGTTTCGTTTGATGAACACATCGGACACGATTACATAGAACAAGCAACAGACAGATATGATTTCTACCACAGAAAAGAAGAGAAAGTCCCATTTGATTTGGAGAAGTTTAACTTCATTACCAAAGGTGGTCTCTCTAACAAGACTCTCAATGTCGCTCTTGCTGGTACGGGTGTCGGGAAATCTCTATTCATGT